CCATTCATCTCATAGTTAAACACATCAGCTGTAGTGTTTAATGTAAGAGTTGTACGCAAGGAAGACCAGTTCCAAGCATTCTCAACCTCATTACGGGCATCATTAACAAAGTCACCAATAAGTCTACTATAGGAAGTCTCAGAGACAGAGCTCACTTCTCTTTCCCTTAGTCTTCTCAACACACTGTTCACAGCTTCTAGGTACGTCATTTCTTGTTTCCTTTAACACTAAGTAACTATTAAAGCTTACTTAGTATGTATATACATTATAATGTTAATAACTTATATACCTTGTTAAGTACTCATAAGTACTATTATAACAGCTATTGCTTGTTTTGTCAAGCTTTATTTTCACCACTTCACTTGGTCGCTCCAAAAGGCCGCACTCATCTTGCCTTTTTCTATGTTTTTAGCATGTCTAGCTTTGAATGCTTCGTTTCTCTTAGAACCATCTGGACTACCTGACACTCCTTGTTGTCCAAATCTAATGGTTTTAACTTGATCACCAGACTTAGCTACAACAACATGGCTCTTTGTTGGATGATTGGGTGTCTTCTTTGGTTTGTTATAACCAGACACTCCTGCCTTTGTTAAACGGCTGTCTTTCATTTCTTTACCTTCTTAGCTGTCTTGGCTGAGTCTTTGAAGTCTTTAGCTGTTGGAGCAGCTTTGCTCCCCACCTTGTTCATCTTCTCACCCGAGCCAGCCTTGATACGGGCTTGTTTGTTTCGAATGTTTGCGTATAGTCCTTGTTTCATACTAGCTCCTTATCCATGTAATCCCTTGAGGTAGACAGTCTTGCCGTCTTGCTTAACGGCTGTCAAAACTTCACCCTTGAGGTTGCTTGGGTCATAAGAGACATGCACCCAGCCACTGTCAGGGATGCCTTGTGTATAAAACTCAAGGATTACCTGTGTAAACTTATAGTTCTTAGCAATGTAGTCTGCCAGCTCATAGTTGGCAATACCGGCAATCTCTATGTCAGCTGCTTGGCCCTTGCAATGATCAGAGGTTTTAGAACCACCAACAGAAGCATTAACCTCTGGAGCACGATAGCCTGAATTGATTGTTACAGACTTACCATAAGCATTACGTACAGGCTGGATGATGTTGTCCACCAGCTTCTGCAAGGAAGCCACCACTTCAGGGCTTGGTGTGTTGTCCAAGCCTTTACGGACAGCTGTGTCACTCTTGGTAAACTCTTTTAATGTGAAATTGGCTGATAGTTGTGTCATATCACTTTCCCTTCTTCAATGCTTCATTCTTATCTTTGCTTCCTTGGCTAGAACCAAAGAAATAGCTTAGCACCTGTCCTGCTGCACTGGTAATGAAGCCCAGAGCATAGATGATGATGTTCTCTTGACTGTCGGGGATGTTGATAAACAACAAAACACCAATTAACAGAAAACATAAGCCAACAGTGCCCAAAGCAAGGATAGGTACAACGAGCTTTTCAAGCCAATGTGCGTCAGGGCTTGTTGCAATGGCAAGGTGGGCCTTACGGGCTGAGTCACGGTCTTGTACTTCCAATTCAAACTGTTTTAAATCAATCTCAGCAAGCTTCAAGGCTTCTTCTGGGTTGGCTGTTAGATGAGCTGTGACAGCCTCTACAGTGTCTTGCACACCCAGCTTGTCAGCAATGGCCTTAACAGCCATGCCTCCCATAGGCCCTGCTACGAGGGTGGCTAGGGCTGGGGCTGCTCCTTTGAGCAGGTTCATTAGTTCGTTCATTTATTCTCCTGTTTAATACAAATATTTATATGTTGATTTACTTTAATATACAAATACAGCTCAAAGGGCAAGACAATAAACCATAATATTGTCATGAGAAGCAGGAAGCTTATGTATTTGCCATCACTATCGCTGCCATTAGTCCCCATGTCTCTGCCACCACTATTGCTGCTATTGCTGCTATTGCCATACGCTTGTGACGCTTTGCTGCTTGTTGGTCTCGTAGCCATTGCTCATCCCTTTTCTTACGTAAGGCAATTAGCCTAGCTGCTTCTTGTTGTTCCTGTATAAGCCCCACTCTCTTTACCACCTTGGTGTAGAGGTCTGCTAAGTCTCCACCAATTTGATAAACCATCGTCTCTCTAATCTGCTTCTGAAGCTTAGCCACCTCAGTGTTCGCATATTCAATGTCAACAGAGCTGTTTAGCAGTTCATCGTCACTCTTAGCATCTAGGCTGTTTAGCTCTGCTTCTGCCAGCTTTTGTTTTAGCTGAGCCATACAAGAGAAGAACACCTTAAGCTGAGCAATAATGTCTAATGTTATGGAAAGTTCATCCCGATATATCGGAATCTTCTTGGAGGGCTTCTTGGCCTCTAAAACAGGCTGTATTTGCTTGTCAGGAGGTTTAGCTTCTTCCTCACCAAACAACTTGCCCTTTAGGAAGCTCCAGAAGCCCCTAGAAGCCCCTGAAACTTCCTTGGCAATACCTAGGGCACTGTCGATGGTATTTTTGGCTTCTAGGACGGTTCCTTTGTATTCCTTGTAGAGGTCACATCCTTGCTGAATAGCCTTCACAGCAGCATTTGCAGCAGCTAAGATGGCTAATGGCATTTACATACCCAACAGCTTCTTAAAGAACTCAGCAGCAGCTCCCGGGCCTAAGAGCACAGCAGCCATGACAGCATACAATAGATATTCAATCTTTGTCATACGCTTCTCACCCTTGTCCAGCCCATGTGTTATGCTTTCATAGCGTTGAGCACACACAGCCTCATGTGTTTGGAGCTTGGCCTCTGTTGTAGAAATCATGTCGCTCATTGTTGTGCCTCGTCTGCTGGAAGCGGGGTGTTGCCTTCGGCGCACCATGCTAAAAAGGCTTGGTAGTCTGAATTTTGCTCATCAAAAGGGATGAAGGCGTTGTCGGTGATGCGCTTCACCGTGTTGTCAAATGGTTTTGCTTGAAGTTGATACATGATTAAAGCTCCGCTGATGCTGACCAATACATTTGCCAAAAAGCACGGCTTGCAAATACAGTTGCGTTGTTTGGTTCTGTAGAAAAACCAGTTGTTCCTACCTGCGTATTTTCCAAAGTGCTTGACCCAGTTGCGCCATTATTCCAATAGTTAGCATATCCAAGAGTTGTGCCATCAGAGAAAACAAGTGTTGGAATTGCTCGTTTTAATACTGAGAACAGGAAACCACATCTTGCGTAAGACATTCCACCCGCAGCCCATGTTGGCTGATACCCACCTATAAAAGTCGTCTCAAAATACCGCTGACACAAAGCCAGCTCAGTACCATACGGGCGGTAGTCAAACGATGTGGCTGTGCTGCCTTTTTCTAGTTGAACGCCTGTGATGTAGAAGGTGGCTCCAGATATCCCGACTACGCTAGTTGCTCCTGTAGCAGATGCGTAATAAGTCCCAGCCCAAACACCAGCAGTTCCGCTATTAGCTGCACCAGAACCAAGGCTAAAGTTTGCACGAAGGCCAACACCGTTTGTAGTTAGCCAAGTGCCTGACGTATCACCAGTAATAGTTACGCTCTTTTGTTCCCAAGTGTTTGCTGCGCTAATGGTGTAGCTAAAAGGGTAGCAACGGTTTTGTGCGCTGTTTTGGATAGCTCCACCAAACGTTCCTGTAAGACTTGAGCGAACCCAAAAAGACAGGGTTACAGGCGCCGCAGAAGCAGTGCCCCACCCAAAGTCTCCCATGTTTAGACCTTCAATGTTTTGCCTGAACAAAAATTCTTCTGCCGCACCAACTGTATATGCGCTCAAAGACGTAATGAGCGCAGAGTTTGTAAATCCAGAGGGAGCAACTGATGATTGTTGAACAGAGAATTTAGACGCCTGAGAAGCCGTAACCTGCCAGCGGTCAAGCGTGTACGCACTTGAAGCAGGAGTGACACTAGCCCCCGCATTACGCTGGTCAATCACCATCGCACCATTGATGATGCGGTTTTTAAACATTGCATTGCCACCACCGTTAGCAATGGCTTGAAGCTCAGAAGAATATGCTTGTACGTTTGTACCAATAGCAACGCCTAAGTTTGTACGTGCTGTTGAAGTACTTGCAAGTCCAGACAAGTTACCAGATTTAGCTAAGTATAAAGCAGGGTCAAATGTAGCTGCGGCTGCTGCACTCGCGGCTGCGGCTGTTGCACTAGAAGCTGCATTGGTAGCAGAGGTGCTTGCATTGCTCGCATGCGTACTAGCTGTAGTGGCACTAGCAGCTGCGTTAGTAGCTTGTGTAGAGGCTGTGGTAGCTGAAGCAGCAGCATTGGTAGCCGATGTGCTTGCTTGGGTTGCTTGTGTAGTGGCTGTGCTTGCCGATGTTGCAGCAGAAGACGCAGAACTAGCTGCATTTGTAGCACTGGTGCTTGCTGCTGAAGCCTGTGTAGAAGCCGTTGTAGCACTAGCAGCAGCAGCTGTTGCAGAAGACGCAGCTGAAGACGCACTAGAGGACGCATTAGAGGCTTGTGTGGTGGCTGTAGAAGCACTGGAAGCAGCGTTAGTAGCACTTGTAGCTGCATTGGAAGCAGAGGAAGAAGCAGCCGTTGCAGCTGTCTCAGCATTAGTCTCAGCTGTCTCTGCGTTGTTTTCAGAGACTAAAGCAGCAGCAGCACTAGCAGCCGCTTGGTTAGCCAAGGTAGTGGTGATGTTAATTGTACTATCACTGGTGCTCTCACCTGAGCCCCCTGTTCCACGCCATATTGCCATTATGTCTCCTTGTTATGAAAAGAGCCTGTTGGTTAGAACAAGCCCCTTGCAAAACAAGAGAAGCCCCTTGTGAGGGCCTCTCTGTTTGATTAGGCTGCTACAGCCATCAACACACCTGCATCAGCACGGAGCACCTTAGTGCCGTACAACATGTCAGAGGTGAACAAGTTCGCCAAGAACTCTTGCTTGTACTGAGTTTGTGAACGGACAGACATCTGTTCAACCATCACAGCCCAATCCTTGTGTGCCAACAATGCACCCTTAACACCTGTTTCCAGAGTTGGGCAGTTGCTAGACACAACGACAGGGATACCATACAAGTTACCCACTTCACCGTTACGGATGGTGTTTTGACCACCAATCTCACCAACGAATGCTTGCTCAGTGTAACGAGCAGTGCCGTTCAACTGGTTACGCAATGAAGGAGGCACAACGAACACACGGCCGTCCATTGGGTTATCGGTGTCATCCAAATACTGAATGGCACGGCGGAAGCCAACGTCAGAGAATGCGCCCACGTCAGAAGTACCATCAGCGTCATAAGCTTCCAACACACCTGTAGAGGTGTTAAACTGGAACGAACGGCTGTGGGTGTAGTCAGAACCATCACCATCGCCCAAGCTCTTGGTCAATGCCCACAAAGCATTGTCCACATCCAAGGCCATTGCATAGCCAGCATCGTCAGTGTAGTGACGGCGCAGGGTTGGCAGGGCTTGAGTCTCAACGATGTCTTCGATGAGGTAGGACACTTCTTTGTGTTGGTTCAAGAGAACAATCACTTCTGATTGGCTCAAGTTTTGCAGCGTAACAGCTGTGTTCTCAGCCTTAGCAACGGCAGCGAGGCCACGGCTAGGAGCTGGAATGTGGAGAGAATCACCCTTCTTGCCTTTGAAGCTCATCTTGCGAACGAACTGGCTCAACACCATGTTCTTTTTGTACGCAGCGATGATCTCATCAGACCAAAGTTCTGGGGTGAAGTTAGTTGCTTCGGTTGCGCCGACAGCGCCGCCTTGTGCGGGGAATGTAGAAGTTGCCATTTTAGAAGTCTTTCATAAAGTTATTAAATTACACGTTTCTCTTGGTACGCCAACATGATTTCAGGCTGGAGTGCCATGTAACGGTCTGGATCATTTTGCATGAGTGCCATAATGTCAGCACGTCGATACTTCTTCTTGCTTGATGCCTCACCAGTTCCTCTTACAGAACCAGTTGAGCCTTGCTTCACCTGTCTAGCTCTCTCTTCTTTTTGCATGGTCACTTCACGACTCACCATCTGCTTACGTTCCTTCCATGTAGAAAGGAGCTCGTCAGCAGCGTCAAAGTCATAACGTTGATCAGCTCTAGATAATAGTTCGCTTCTCACCTTGCTCTTACCTACCCACTCAGAGAATCCTTCATCATTCAAGACCGCTTGATAATCTGGATGGGCGCTTTGCAGCTGTTGTAAGGCTGCTTGCCTTGCGAGTTGTGCGTTAAGTGTTTCAGCTTCCTTAATCTTTGGATGCTTAGCTACAGCTTGTTCAATTGCTCTTTGAGGATCAGAGAAAAAATCAATCTCTTCGTCCTGCGGGGCTTGTTTTGTAACGGATTGAGTTTTAACAAAATCATCTACGATACGTCTAAGTTCACCTACTTCCTTACTATGTCTGCCCATCAGCTTTTCAGCTTCTTGGTGCATCCTAATAATCTCAGCAGGGCTCTTACCCTTATATCGCTCAGGAATTTCTTCCTCTTGTGGTTGGTTGTCAACTACAACTTCATCAGCTGTTTGTTGGTCTTCTACAATGTTAGAAAAATCATCAGTTGAGTTGTCTAAACTTTCGTCAGTAAATTGTGCCATATAGTCTCCGTGCTTAATAGCATTATGGAAAAGTTCTAAGAAACGCTAACTAGGTTAGCTGTTCCGCTTTTGCTCTATCGCCATTTTCTCTCTCCTAACGAGTTCCCATTTCCTGTGGGCCCCGGGGAAATCGCCTGTACAGCCTTCCAGCTTTACAAAGGGAGTAGAAATTTGTCTAGTTGATAGAAGGCCACATTCAGGGCAAGTTATTTCCTCTTCCATGCTTGAGGTAAAATGCTCTGTGATGTGACCCTTGGGACATGCATAATCAAATGCCCTAACCGCCATACGTAGCCTCATAATGTTGTTCAATAAGAGGTTGATAGCCGATAAGACGAGTGAGAAGCTCGACTTGTCCCTTTCTTTGCCAGAATTGTTCTGCACTAGGGATGGTGCTTACATCTTGTAGGCCCTTGAGGTTGTCCTCTAGGTCTTCTTGATAAAGCTTCCAGCCGTCTGTTGCAAACAAGCTGATAAGATTGTCGTAATACTCTCTGTCTGTCATAACATTTCTCCTATGTTGGATGTTATGTTGTTATTATACCACAGGTTATCTTTACTTGCAATAGTAATACTCTACATCGAGTCAAGATAATCTGCTATTCTTCTATGCTCTTCGGATGTCCCATCGTTTTTAATACGATTTGCTCTCCACGAAATAATATGAACATTATTTTTTTCATACCCCTTGTTACTATCTATTCTGTCAAAGGATGGGCTATTCTCTTGAACTGTTTCAGCAAAATAATCAAGTTCTAAATTTAAAATAGGGCAATGTGTTGGCCAGTTTATGTCACCAAACTCTATATCCCAAGAAAATCCAATCTTTAAAGCAGAACTTTTCTTTGTTCTAAACTTTAAACGCTGTACATTATACAAATCAGTGTTTTCTTTTTTCCCCCACCTGTCTTGCCATTGCTTTTCTTTTAACTTTCTCACAGCGGCTTGTCCGTATTCTTTTTGCCAAGAAGGAATGTACTTTTTAGTTATTTGACTAATACGTTGCTTAGAAACACCGTAGTCATTGGCAATTTTTGTAAGTCCCCATCCTTGTAGTCCAAGCTCTTTAATTCTTTCTATCTCTTTTTCCCATTTTATCTCGGTTTTGAACAAAGAATACTCCTATAGTTTATATATAGGAAGTAGTATACCACAGCAGGCTTAGTTTGTCAAGCCTTTTGTGGTGTTTATAGTTAATTTTCTTGTTTTGGTGACATTTGTTGATCCACCATGCGTTCTTTGCTCACAATGTCTCTTTCTTTCAAGACAAGTTCAGCAATCTTGGCACGTTTCTCAAACTCTTTGTCATCTTGGTTGCCCGGCTGGATGTTGCTAGAGACAGCTCTGATACGATCATTCTGTACTTTCTCAGGAATTGCCTGAGTTTCCATCTGATATTTACCAGCACGGCTCTGACTCTCAGCAGCTTGGCTCTGTAACAGCTGGATTTGAGCCTGCTGTGTAGCCAATTGCATCTGCATCTGAGCTTGTTGAGCTTCTTGTGCCTGTGGATTAGGTTGATTGAGCTGTTTAAGCTGTGCAATGATGTCTTCTCTGTTGGAGAGGGACATGTTGTCAACAACAGCTTCCACCAACATGGGGTACATAGGGCTGTCTTGGCCTAATGTCTGCAACAATTGGACCAGCTGTGTCACTTCATACTCACGGGCAATGACACCAAGAGAGCTGCTTGCTACAAACTTGAAGTCTTGAGCAGGGAAGTTCTCTGGGTCATATTGCATGTAGCGATAGGCACTCTTCTCAATGAGAGGAATGAGGAAACAGTCTTGGAAGTTAATCAATGTACGCTTGTGACGCTTCATGATGGCCCCAAGAGACATACTGACAGCACCAGCAGCAGCTTCGCCATTGATAACACCAGACATACCACCAGAATCAATAGCCCCTGTAGCTGTCTGCACCATCTTCTGTAATTGATCAGCTTGAGCAAAGGTGATTTGATCAATGCTGCCAAACTTAAAGGGCATTAAAATTTCATTGGGGTTGCCGTTGGTCAGGAGGTTCTTACCGGGTCTTACTTCCAGCTTAGAGCCTCTAGGCATCCTTGTAGCGTCCATAGCCATCATTGGATGGACAGTCATAGCCAAGGCATCAATACGAGCACGAAGCTCTGCATCGAGGGCTTTCTGGCTGTTGTAGCCCTTCTCACAAATGCCACGACCCCAGAAGCGTCCGGGGACAACATCCCAAGGGAAAGCAACCAAAGGACGGTCTTGCATCATGTAAGGGTTGGCTTCAACCTTCAACAATGTACCACCGTTAGCAATGATTACAATGGCTTCTGTATATTCAGGCTCTTTGCTGTCTTCTTCCTCATCATCAGCTGGCTCTTCATAGTCTTCACCACTTGTAGCTTCTTTAAACAAGTCTGTAGGAACTAAGCCATAATATTTGGTTAGTCTCACCTTGTCATCTGTGTACATTGTCAGGTCTTGATCAGGCTCTAAGTCTGAATCAACAGCTGCCTCTTCAATGTCTACATCAAAATAGACACCCTTCTCAATGTTCTGTTCCACTTGATGCTTAGGGACAAACTCATCAATGGCAATACCCAAAGCTTCTTCAATGGTGGGAGCAGCAGGGTCAATCAGGAAGTTTTGTGGCAGAATGGGTCTCCACTTAACCACTGTACGTTCTTTCTGCATAACACCTACAGCTTGCATAGCACCGTCTAGGACAGGCTGTGTAGCAGGGACAAGCTCTGTCACTTCGTCCAACACAAGCTCCATACAGCCTGTACCATACACAGCAGCGTTCAACAAGGCTTCAGCAATTTGTCTACGGCCTTTGTTAAATTTAAACTCTTCTTCTAAACACTGACGCATATAGGCAATGTCTGAGTTCTCCTTGTCCTTGTGGTCATCCTTAATGTCAAACCACTTGCCACGACCAAATGTAGCTTCTTCTACCTCAGCAACGCTGCTTTCAACGGCTTGCTGCAAGGCAGGAGCAATGAGCTTACTACGCTCGCTGTCACGTGTCTTGTCTTGTGCATCCCATTGACCACGCCATAGACGATAATATTCCTCATGCTTAGGGGCATAGTTGCTAGTGTAATGGTCACGCCATTTGTCAGCCTTTTCAACAACCCAACTAGCGAGTTTGGAATGTTGTTGTGTGTTTTCTTCTAAGCTCATAGGTTTCCTTATTAATATCTATCAATAGCCAGAAAAGCTATCTAGTGGGGCATACTCTTCTTCTTCTTCCCAATCAGACACATATGCCTGTTTGGAGAGTTGTTCGATGTAGGAGAGGGAGTCAATCAAGTCATCATGCACCATAGGGTTGGGGAATTGAAACAGCTCATCCAAGAAGGTGGCATTCCATTCTCCCTTGTTAAGCCTAATCTGCCCATGCTCAAAGCGCCCCTGTAAGGCCCAGACAATACGATCACTCTTTTTCTTGTTGCCGTGTGTAAGCTCTTCCACTCTAAAGAAGGTTTGGTTCTTACGCATAATGTCTGTCAGGTAGGGCATAACAGCTTGCTTAGCAATGCCACGCTCAATGCCTACAGCCATTGGTTCATATTTCTTAACAGCTTGGAACAGCTTACGGGCTGTCTCTTCAACAGTCCAGCGTCCATAAACAATGTCCTTCACCCACCAGCCGTCTTCGTTTGTTTTAACAATGGCAAAGGAGCTGTTGTCTAGCTTCTTGCTTTTGCTTCCTTTGCTCTCGTCTGCAAAGCCAGCCAAGTCACAGGCAATATAATAGTCCCCATGCTTAGGCTCTTCTTCGTCAAACTTAATCCATTCGTCTTTGAATAGATTACCACCTTGAGCTTCAAATGAGGCCATAAATTCAGTACGGAAAGCATAACTAGACATGCTTTTTTTAGCAGCCTCAATCTCTTCTCTCGCCAATAAAGGGTTGTCATACGAGGTAAAATGCCAACTCTTAATCGTAGGATCTTCTGAAGACAAGCCTTTTTGATACAAATCATAGAAATGATTGCGACCCATGGGAGTTCCAATAAAGAGGGCATTACCTCTTTGGTCAGCTAAAGCAGGTCTAAGGATAGATTCCCATACATCTGGTTTAATGTCTGCATATTCATCTAAGACTAAAAACTTTAAAGAAACACCGCGCATTGTCTCAGGACGGTCACCACCTTTTAAACTAATGGTAGCCCCGTTGATTAGTTTAATCTGAAGGTTGTTGATATGACTTCCTGTAATAACGTCATGCCCTAGTTCCAACAGCGTCTGCCACATAATATCTCTTGCCTGCCCTTGAGTGGGGGCAACATAAAAGACATGTCCCTTCTCCGTTTGCAAAGCATTGATAATCAACATCCATGCTGCCAACCTACTTTTACCTGTACGTCTACCAGCAGCTACTACTTTAAACCGAGTAGGGTCATTCCACACAGTTTGCTGCCATGGAAAGAGTTCTACTTTTAAATCAGCCATTATTCAACATCCCTATATGTGGCATCGTCAATGTCTTCTGTGGCTGTCTCTCCAACAATGGTTGTTTCTCCACCAACCCCTGTAATGGTGATTGATACAGAAGGCCTACCACCATTCTCTTTGTCTTTCTCGAAATGGCTCAAAGGCAACAGCCTGTCCATTAAGAGCTTCCATGCAGCACTTTGGTTCTTATGTTCATCATCCAAAGCAGCATCATATATCTTCTCTAAGACAAGCCTGCTCTTAGGAGAAGCTAACATTCTAGCCCTGTATTCAGCAATGACACCACTCTCTCCTAGTGGTCTACCAATCTTGCCGGGCTTCTTCTTTTCAACAATCTCGCCTCTCTTAGGGCGTCCTCTGCCACGCTTCTTCGGGGCTTCATTCTTCGGGGTGTCCATAACGGGCCCTTTCTACAACAAGGAATAACAGGTTAACAACAACAATAAGTATTCAACAATATGTCTTCAACAATAAAACATCTAATGATAATCAGTCCAGATTGTCATATAGCTATTCAGGACAGATTCTATGTACATATATGTACATTAATGTAGACCTATGTTAATTAACATTATATATATAAACTAAGGATGGCTTACATTGAACTTTTAAGACATCATAGCTATCCTTAGTAACTATAAGAGTTATTATAACACACTTTGTTCTCCTTGTCAAGCACTATTTGCATGTTATTTAACCTGTCCCCCATTGTTTTATGCTTAACAGGGCTTTTCTTGTTGTAAATCAACAGCTTAGCTCATCATTGTATTTAACTATCACGTTTTCTTTTTCATTAGTTTCTAGTTATTATCAGCCTTTCCTTCATTGCTCCTTTTTTTGTATCTGGGATGGTACACCAATAGTTTACACACGCTGTCCCCCTCCCCCGGGCCTTAAATGATAGTCATTATCAGTTACCATTACTGACCAAGCAGTCATTAAAGTTATCCACAGGTTACTCACAGAGTTATCCACAGGCTAGGTGTGAGGGTCTATGGTGTACCCAATATGTACTACCATGCACCACCAAAGTCTTAAGGGTTTACACCTACAAATCCACAGACCTGTTGATAACCTGTGTATAAGTGGTGAGTTATCCACAGAGTAACCAAACTGGTGCATCAAAGGCACATCAATGGTGCGTAGTTGCACATAGTTGGTGCAGCATAGTTGTTGCAAGGATACAACACTGAGCTATAAAGGTTACATATTGATACAGATATTGTTGAGTTGAGACATAAAGCATTACATAATCAAAGCTGGCATGGTTCATGCAATATACAATGCATCATCAACCAGCAAAGGGCACACAATGAAGACTTCACGAGTTGCGTATCAAGAGTATGCGATCAGCGGCTACACCAAGGCAGATCAACTGGTGCAGTATACAATCACCAAGAATGGCCACGGATGGAGCACAGATCTAGTTTATGGCCAAGGGACTGAGTTCAACCAGTTATTCAGCACCAAGGCAGAAGCCGTTAAAGCAATCACCAACCAGTAAGGACACACATCATGCCAACACCTAAAACTCTAGCCCTTAAAGCTCTTCTGAATGTAGCGCTGGGCCTTGTATACTTTACCGCCATTATGGGGCTCTTTGCCCTTCTATTTGGATTCTCTCTCTGATTCTCTCTCTCTCAAAGGTAAACACCATGCAACACACAATCAAAATCTATCCAATGACGAAAACCCAAGGGACCGCAGTTTGTGGTTCTTTATCGGTGACTAGTAAAATGCCTTGCAAGTCTTATAGCCTACCCACAGAGGCTTGCATCACGGGCTATGCTATGTCAAAGATTGAGGGATCTATCTGTGCTTCATGCTATGCCGATAAAGGCAATTATGCGCGGTATGCCAATAACATCAAGCCTGCACAATTCGCAAGGCTAGATTCTATCAACGGTGAATTCTGGGTGTCTGGTATGGTTGCCCTTATTGGCATTGATCAATATTTTCGCTGGCACGATAGCGGTGACTTGCAAAGCCTTGAGCACTTGGAGAAAATTGCTCAAGTTGCCAATGCCACTAAGCATTGCAAGCATTGGTTACCAACCCGTGAATACAGCATTATCAAAGATTACATTACCAAGCATGGACAATTACCCGATAATCTTATTGTGCGCTTATCGGCTATGTACCCAGATAAAGCCGTAATTGTGCCTAAGTCATTGCAAGGCATAAAGAATGTAGCATTGTCTAACGTACATACAATCAAGCCACTAGGCACATTGTGCGAAGCACCTAAGCAAAATGGCGAGTGCAAAGATTGTCGCGCGTGTTGGTCAAATGACACCGTTTCTTACGCTATGCACTAAGGGAGACACAATGTATAGAATCCAAGCGCACAATTTACAGACTAAGCGGATAGAGATCTTCAATATTCCATCATACGAATATCAAGGACTTATGTTGAAGCTTAAAAATACGGGCCATTATGGCCTAATTGAAGCGGAATACTTAGCACGCTATTAACTGGCTAAAATTATAGCGTGTAGGGGCTTTTAAACGGTCCCTATGCGGTGTAATGTTGCACCGAAACCTAGTATAGGGGTTCAAATGAATATCCAATTAGAAAACACTGACACACCACAAGAAATAGGGGCAAAAATTGCGGCCCGCTTTATGTGGAATGACGCGCCTATTATGGAGTGTATGTTAGAAGCACTGACCGACGCTAATTTCCACTCGCTGCGCGCTCAAATTGAAGAGCTTTACATGAACCATAAGGGATAAACAAATGAAACCATTAACACCACGTCAAAAGGCCTTGATTGTCTCAAATGTGCTCAAGGCATGCACAGATATTGAAAAGCTTAATAAAACGGGCTATGACTATCTGTATCAGTGCTCAGGCTTTATTGCCCATTACAATTTGCAAGGCTTTAAGGCCTATTACACGGCTGATACGCTTAAGCGTGATATTGAGGCCAACTATAGGCAAAATCAGTGGCGCAACTTTGCCGTGGGTGATGAGCACGCAGAATATTATCATGCTAAGCGTGACGTATACAATGCCATCCTTGGGGGCCTTGTTGCCCGTGACGAACTGGATGCGCGTGTGTTTATGCGTGATCACTTTCAAATTATCCATATTGGAGGCTAATTATGTTGATAATCCTTGTTTGTTTCTGTGTTGATCTAATATTGGAGCATGATTTGTGGTAAAAATACAACAACTTGAGGCCCCTGTGCCCAATAATTGGCCTTGGCCTGCCGAATGTCCACCTAAGCCGTGGACACCTGAGCAAGAGCGAGCGTATGAACAAAAGCAAAGGGCAAATGTGCCTGATGCACTTATGTAACCAAAGGAGAAAGTATGATGAAAAAATATGAGCTATTGGACAATGATACAAAAACCCAGAACGGTGTAACGCTTCGCCGTGTTCGTGCCTTGCGTTCGTTTGGAAGTATTGAAGAAGGGGGGTTGGGGGGTTTTATTGAAAAAGAAGACAACTTGAGTCACTCAGGAAATGCATGGGTTTATGGGGATGCAAGGGTTTCAGGGGATGCATGGGTTTCAGGGGATGCATGGGTTTCAGGGGATGCATGGGTTTCAGGGAATGCAAGGGTTTCAGGGGATGCAAGGGTTTATGGGAATGCATGGGTTTCAGGGGATGCATGGGTTTCAGGGAATGCATGGGTTTCAGGGAATGCAAGGGTTTCAGGGGATGCAAGGGTTTATGGGAATGCATGGGTTTCAGGGGATGCATGGGTTTCAGGGAATGCAAGGGTTTCAGGGGATGCAAGGGTTTATGGGAATGCAAGGGTTTATGGGAATGCATGGGTTTCAGGGGATGCATGGGTTTCAGGGGATGCATGGGTTTCAGGGGATGCAAGGGTTTCAGGGGATGCATGGGTTTCAGGGGATGCAAGGGTTTATGGGAATGCAGATTGGCTTCTTGTTGGCCCTGCTAAATCTAGTGGACGCTTCACCACTGCATATAGGGATGAAAAAATAGGGGTGAGGGTGTCATGCGGGTGTTTTTCAGGCGCTGTTAAACAGTTTTCTGAGGCAATAGAAAACACACACGAGAACAACGCCCAACACCTCGAACAATATCGCCTATTTTGTAAGTTGATTTCCACAACACTGGGAGAATGAACAATGAACACTTATATAGTATATGTAGACCATGATGCGGGTTATGGCTATGAGTTTGAAGTGGAGGCAGAAAGCATGGAGGAGGCCATTGATAAAGCCTATGAACAAAACAACTATGTAGACATCGGCCCTGTTTATGTTGAACTGGTGGAGGACTAATAATGATTGTTTACAAAAGTATTCACATTAAGGAATGTTGGCCCTTTCAATATGTTGAGCCTCCACGTGTGCAACGTGTTGCAACAAAAAGAGAGCACAATGTGTTGCAGAAATACAACAAGCATGTGACGTGTTTGCCTTTGGTTGAAATGTCAGACAATGAATTCTTTAAAGCTTTAAGTGAGGGACGTATATGAGCAAGCTGTTAAATTGGGCCATACACGCCCTTTTCGTGTGTTTCCTTATCTGGGCCTTCTGTGCCCTATTTGGAGGCCTTGTGGGGGCCTTTGGAGGCCTTCTAGGGGGTTTGCTGTGGCTTGCCATTGTGTCAGGCGTGTTGGCCTCTCTGTGTGAGCCAATATGAGCACCTTAAGAGCCTTATTTTTAACCGTTCAACATATCATCGAGAAAGTATTGAAAAAATGACATTCACAGAACAACAGGCCTTCATTAAGGCGTTCGATAAGCACGTGAACACCATCGACACCAATGATGTAGAAGATTTCATTACAAAGCTGAACAACGGGGAGGAGATTCGTTATTCTTCATCGAAAAACTACACAATCATTGTTGATGCCTTGGGCATGTGGCATGAAGGTGTAAGATTTGCATTAACAAACAAAGGAACTGAACAATGAAAACCATTTACAACCCAACCTATGAGCTGATTAGCCTGCATGGAGTGCCCTTCATGGTGGCAATAGACAGCTATACCATTGAAAAGCATGACCCATACACGTTGACCGACTATGAAGAGGAAGTGGCCTATGTGGAAAGTGTGTTAGTTGGGGGCCATGAGTTTGGAAACTTGTTGTCAGAAGAAACATTACATGATCTCCTTGTTGCGTGTAAACAACAAAACAATGAGCTATGACTGTGTTCATCCTTCTATGTGTTGTATTTTTGATCAAGGCATTGACTGATTAACAAAACTGTGTATAATAAGACCTTAAGAGGTCTTCATATAAGGTACATACAATGATAATTATCTTAGTATGTTACATATATGTAGGCTTCTATGTAACTTATAGGAGAAGACATGAGATGTTTATGTTGTAATGTTGAACTGACAGACTTTGAAGCTACACGTAGAAGTGCTACAACAGGGGCTTTCTTTGATGTATGCAATGGGTGTTATCACTTCATCAAGGAAGATGTATGCACCATTGAACGTGTTGATTTAAGGCATGAAGATGATGAAAATGGAGAAGACAGCTATGAAGACGAATGTTGACGAGCTAGAGGCACATCTGATGTTCACCATGATGGACATTAGAGACTTGATTAAGCACATTGGCTATGACGGCTTTCTACAGGCCATTGGCATTGTGTTGAACGCAAGCAATGAGGCACGTGAGTTTTCTTCTGAGGAGAAAGCTTTTATGCAAAACTTGTTGAACAACTGGAAGCATTGATATGAAAGAACAAGCGTATCAACAAGCGCAACGCGCACAACTGCCAGAGGCTCCGCTATGACACCAGAAGAAACACTTGATTGGTTGGCGCAACAGCACTTTGACCAATGCCATGAAGAGCGACCAATTCAAGATTGGATTCGCAAGATGAAGTCACAGTTACCCAAGCAAGAGCAGGGGAGCACTACGTGCGACGAGCCTGTGGCGTGGATTGGTGATGATGGGAATCTTTACCATGACTATGAAAAGCCACATGAGGAATACGGCCCAGAACCTACGCCTCTCTACACCACACCACCGAGCATGAAATGCGAAGGCCCACAACAACGCAAGCCGCTGACGGATGGGCAAGCCGACAGCCTCATTGCAAATCTTGAGCCGCTTCTTGACGCAAAAAACCAATCGTGGGCAAACGCATGGAAAATGTTGATTGATATTCTCGCAGCAGCACCACAAGGGAGCCGAGCATGAGCACCGATGAGCAAATCCTTGGCTTTGACCCGTTTGAAGGCGACTTCGGAGCACCAGGCGACAAAATATTTACAAACAAAATGGTCTTGGCGCGAAAGCATGGCCCTTGTAGCCACTGTGAAGCAGAGATCATCAAAGGTGAGCGAGTTCGCCGCCAAGTGAGCAAATTTGACGGGGAGTTGATGACTCATCGCTGGTGCGCCCTGTGCTGTAAAGCAATGGCCGAATACGAAGTCCAGTCGTGCGATGAAAACAGAGACACACTACCTGATTATGAATACCGCCGAGAGCAAGTCGCCCACGGCATCAAGGAGTAAGACATGAACTTAAACCAAGGAAAAGTCGCTGGAGGTTTAGTAGACGAAATGCTAGAGCTGGTTCACAAGTATGACGAAACGCTTTATATGTCAACCGTAATTGGCTGTTTAGAGTTGGTAAAGCAACAATTAATTAACGATAGCTTGGGGATTGATGATGAATAACGAAGCATATTGGCGTAAAAAATACCTTGATCTGCGTAATCAACAAGCACCACAAGCCAAGCAAGAGCAGGGCGAGCCTGTAAAAGTTTGGCAAGAAATTGAATGTCCAAACTGCGGTGACATGGCAAGGATGCATACACCACAACAACGCACATGGGAGAGGCCATGGGCCTCGCTGACAGATGAGGACATAGAACGAGGCTGTAACTCATCTTGGGTTGATCGGCAAGCATTTGAATCGGCTGTCTGGTGGGCGGAAGCCAAACTCAAGGAGAAGAACAATGGCACATGAGGCAGGAAAAGGCAGTGTAAGACGAAAAGAAAATGCACAGGCTGTCTTAAACAATTGGAACTTAATCTTTGGCAAGAAGCCAGATAAACCAGAGGAAAACAATGGCGTTCGTAAAGACACACCAACCGTGCCCAAGCTGCCAAAGCAGTGACGGCCTTTCAATCAATGCAGATGGAAGCACCTATTGCTTTGTCTGTAACAACTTAACCCAGAGCACAGAGATGAACACATTAGTAGAAGAGAAGCCCTTCAACACACAGGCAGTGGATGCCCTACGTGCGTCCCTTGCAGGCCTTCCTAGCCCTTCCATTGCCTCTAGACGCATCTCTAAGGCCTCTGTGGAGAAGTATGGCGTTGTAGCCTCTTCTGATGATGTCTATTTCCCTTATTTCAATGAAGGCAAGCTGGTGGCAGCTAAGAAGCGTTCCATTGCTGCTAAGGCTTTCAGCACCACAGGTGAATGGAAGGGAGCTGGCTTGTTTGGACAGCAGCTGTTCA